TTGGGATTCTTTTTTTATCTCCCGAAGTCCTGGCTCTATACAATCCCAGAAAACTCTTACATCAACCTGAGTTAACATTTTTCTTGTAAGATATCACTTTTTATACTATGTATCAAAGCTATTCTTCCGTATCTGTGGGTGGATATACATAATCTATACCATAAATCATAGCAGTAAATATAGTATTCATGTCTGTTTCTTTTTCTGTCAGTATATTTGTTGCCCAGCCCAATGCAATCTCATTAGTTACAGAATCAATATGAAGCATTTCATTGTTCTCTAAATCAGCAATTCTTGCATATGGGCTGAATGTTACCCACTCATCTCTAGTTGCTGTGACGCTATCATCATCTGTTCTTGTAGCAGTTACTCTTACATGAACCTCTGTAATAACTTTGACACCATGTACTAGATCAGCATTTAATCTAAGAAAATCGTATTGATAATTAAATTCATGAACCATATTATAATCCTGTAGTTACGTACCAGGTGTCTTGTGTTTCGCCAATCTTCAATATTGCATTTCTTGTTATAAATGAAGTTGATCCAGATGTTAATCTTAATGTAATGGTATCACCGTTGCTAACTGTTCTTGAAGCGTTTGAATAGGATCCATTGTTAACTTTAAACTCTGCACTGGTATGAGATCCTGTTGCAAGTTCAGCAGTTGCACTGCTAAACGAACCGCTAAGAGATACAGTATTACTTGTAATTACTGTGTTTTTAGCTACACCAAATTGAAGTGTAAAAATAAATTGTGCTGGAGCATTTACACCAAATTTAAAAAATCTAGCTTCAACAAAATCTACATAAGCTGGATTATTATCACCCTGAGCATAGATAAAGAAGTTTAATGTACCACTGCCCTCATATCTAAATGCTAGCGGAATGTTAGTAGTATCAGCCGCTGGCACTAATCTTGATTCATAGACATGACCAGGTAAGTCCGCAATCACTGGGGTTTTATATATTACATGAGATAGTGATTCTGATAACTCTGGAGTATCTCCTGTTGTTGATACATGAGTATTTACTTGGTATGGTGCGGTTGAAGTGGGGCTACCGTTATCACCAAAAGTTCCATCGGAAATTAAAAATCTTACTGATTTAACCTGACCTGTTCCTCCTGCAGCTCTTATATATCCCTGATAGAAACCTGCTCCTGTGCCTATCTCTGCAACATGGGCATATCTTTTGTCGTTGTAGTAAAAGCCACCTATAGTAGTTCCAGATGTTTTGGCTCCCTTGGTTGGTAAAGCAAAGTTATCTGTATTTATATTATCTACAGTTATGGTATTTGCTGTTATCTTCCCGCCTTCGATGGTGGTCGTATTGTTATTTATATCTGCTGCTGATCCGCCTGCCTCAACTGGAGTAATAGTTAGCTTATTAGCAGAAATTGTGTTGGTTTGTATATTGCCCCCGTGAATAGAGGTCTGTCCGTCTGTGGATAAATCGCCTTCTACAATTATATTGTTGGCACTAATCAGTCCATTGACATCAATTCTTGCTGCATCTATTGTGTCTGATGTTATTTTTGTTGCACTTAAGCTGTGTATTTTTGCATCATCAATTGCTGCATTACCAATCTTTGCATTAGTAATAGTTCCATTTTGAATAAATGCATCAGACATATAAACGCCTGCTGGCACTGTTACACCATTAATAGTTGTTGATGATGTTCTTACAATAAAAGGAACCGAAGTAAAACTTCCATTCGGAGATACAATTTGAAAGCTGTCTGTTTGGAAGGTTACATCAACGACTCCAGTTCCAGACGAAGCATTGTTTTCAATAACCATACCACCTATTCTTGGTGGACTGCTTCCTGCTGCTACCTGTAAAACATAGGCTGCCGCTGCATTGCCTTCTATATCAGCAACAGATGTAGATAAAGATGTTACGCTTGCCTCAACATCGCCAACATCACTGGTAATTTGAGTTATAGCGGAAGCATTCGCTGTAATGCTTGATCCTTGTGAGTTAACAGTAGATTGTAAAGAACTGATAGCTGTTGATTGTCCAGATATATCATCCTCGTTATCTTCAATCCTAGAAGTCAAAGAAGTAATGCTAGTATTAATAACATCTAAAGCATCATCATTAGATGTAATCTGTGACTGTAAATTAGTAATACTAGAACCTAATCCCGTAATATCACTATCATTGCTACTTACCGCAGTTTGCAGTGCTGTAATTGATGAAGCTTGAGATGTAATAGTTCCTTCTGCTGAAGTTAGTCTGCTGTCTATTCCACTAATAGCAGATGAGTTTGCTGTTATATTTGTTTCTGCTGTATCTACATCTCCCTGCAAAGTTGTAAGATTATTCTCTAGGGCTGTGACACTGCTAGATATACTGGAAATAGTTGTGCCTTGAGAGCTAACAGTAGAATTTAATGTAGAGATCGCACTTGCGTTTGTGCTGACATTATTATTGGTTGTTGTTAAATTATTTTGTAATGTCGTAATACTAGAACTGTTTGAGCTAATATCTGTGCCTTGTTGCGATACAGTGCTTTGCAAAGTAGATATGGCTGAAGAATTAGAAGCTATTGCATCATCTCTCACTAATTCCCATTCTCCTGTTGTTACTTCATTTGCTGTGGCTGATGCAGCTATGTATAACTTATTACTATCATTTGTATCTATCCATAGGTCACCTATAGCTGTGGCTGTAGGAACAGCGTCTTGAGCGAATGTTTTTGTCCTGGTATCCACCTCCCCCGAAAGCGTGTTAAGGGATGTTTGTAATGCTGTGACAGAAGTAGATGATGCTTTGGTGGTTAGATCACTTTCATTCTGCGTAACCCTTGTATCTAGCCCCGATATAGCGGTGCTATTGGTGCTAATATTAGTATTTGCATTATTAACAGATGTTGTTAAAGAAGTGATAGATGAATTTATAGATGTTATATCATTATCATTTGCTGTTACAGAAGATTGTAGTGCTGTAATCGCTGAACTATTTGTAGATATATTGCCCTCTGCGGTTGTAAGATCTGTGGTTAGCGTTGTTACATCTGACTGTATTGTTGTAATACTGCTTTCAGTTGCAGTAACTCTTGTAGTTAGTCCAGATATTGCGGAGGTATTAGAGGTTATATTTCCCTCTGCCGTAGTTACATCAGATTCCAGTGCTGTAATATCAGACTGAACTGTAGAGATAGTTCCATTTATTGTGGATATACTGTTAGTAAGTCCTGTTATAGATGTAGTATTTGCAGAGACATTATTATTAGTAGTGCTTAAGCTATTTGTTAACGAAGTTACGTCAGAAACTACAGATGTTATATCTCCATCATTTGCAGTAATCTGTGTTTGTAAATTGCTCACTGCACTAGCTACTGTTGACGTGCCATTGTAACCAGTTAATGTATTTTCAAGCTCTGTAATGTCTGAAGTTATTGTTGATATATCTGATTCTGCTGTTGATACCCTGGTAGTAAGTTGTGATAAACCTGTAGCGTTTGCAGATAAGCCTGTTGATGAATCAGTAATTGCTGAGTTTAGTGAAGTAATATTTACAGATGTAGAAATATTTGCAGCATCATTAACACCAGCTACTAATAATATATTTGATGCGTTAGACTCAATAGCTAACTCATTTGCATCAATTTGAGACTGTAATGTTGTGTCTACTGAAGACGCAGCACCCGAAGATGTTGTTGACCAAGAGGCTCCTGTCCATATATAAATTTGATTATTGTTGTCAGTCTCAATCCAAATATCCCCTGCTTGTAAAGAGCTGCTATCTGGTCTAGTTGTTGGAGAAGTATCAGATCTAATGGTTCTAGTTGATGCTGTGGTTAAATCATCTAAATCATCAGTAAGATCTGTAATATCACTTGCTGCTGTATTAGCTGTTGATTGTGCAGAAGTTGCTGCTGCCTGAGCCGTATCTACTGCCGAATCTATAGAAGCTACAGCATTCTGCAAGCTTACTGTTTGTGAATTTAAGTCTACTGTTATAGATGAGTTTAATGTTGCTAGTCCTGGCAAGTCTGCAATGCCCTCTCCAAGTGCCTGCATGACCGCTCCCACATCAATTGCTGTAGAAGCACTAACTCCATTTAAAGAATGAAAGCCACTTTTACGCCCGTCTGAACTTACATTACGCAACCAATAATATCGTGTTTGTGCATTACCCACCTGATGTGAAAATACTGTAGCCGCTGCTGATCCTAAAAATACTTTAGTCCCAAAAGTATCTGATGTGTTTACCCATATCTCTGTATGTGAATGCCCTCTATAAGTTGGACGATCCCAAGCAACTAATATATTTTGAAACGCACCATCAGCCGAGACTCCTGTTGGAACAGTTGGCTCGTCACCTTGCTTTTCATCCCCACCAATAATAATAAAGTCTTTACCACCGCCACCAAACGAAAAGTTTCTTTTGGCTATACCAGCATCAATAAGATCTCTAAAGGTTACTGCTGAATCTAACTTATCTCCCTTTTCCCCCTTAAGCTGGGCTATAGAGTCATTTATAGATGTAGCAAAACGCTTACCCTCTGGATCAAAACTTCTTGGTACAACAAAGGTTCCCCTTGTTTTAGCCATTAGGTAATCTCCTGTGGGCTTTCATAAACACAAACTTCATTAACAATATCAGTTCCTTCAAGTTGTATTTCAAAAGATTTAGCCCTGTATCCTCCTGGTAATCTAAATATTTCAGAATTGGTAACAGTCTGTGTATGCTTAAGACTGCCATCGGCATAGAGTTTAAATGTTAAAGAGCTATATGATTCTGCACTAACCTTGGCAACCCCAGGAGAGATAGGTCTGTTAGTGTAAAACTCTTTTGACTTCCATGTATATGTTCTTGCACTTGATCCCTGGACAAACTTTTTTAAAGTTCCGTTTATAACTAAATATAGAACATCTTCTTCTCTGTCATTAAATCCTGCTGTTGCATAAAAATCTAAATCAACGAATGCATTCTTTTGTCCTCTAGGATCAAATAGAAATCCTTTCTTGCTTGAGCCGTTTGTTCCATCCCATGTAAAGGCTATGTATTTTCCCTCATATTCATATGCATCTATATTGGTTGGATAGTAGTCTTGCCACTGATCTCTAGTAAATATTTGTTCGGTAATGAGTTGTATGCCTGAATTAGATGCTAGGACTAGTCCGTCTGGTGATGCGTAGATTGCATACTCACCCATATCTACCAATGATCTTTTACTACTGCATGGAAGGTTTGCATCTATCTCAACCATAGCCATGGCACTTGGATCTGTTCCAGAAGCCATAAGCGGTTTGCCTTTAGTAGTTACAAGCAAGCCTGAAGATATAGATGCTATAGCAACTATGTCATCTTTAGTTGTTAATTGGTTGGCTAATGGATATGAGTGTGGTAAAAAAGCCTCACTAAATAATAATGTATTTCCAGCAAATCCAGCAGTAATGCCGTTTGGCATAATAGTAAGTCCTAACATCGGTCCATCTGGGTGATCTGCTGAAGTATCATCTGGTGGTGCTAAGTTATCTGCTGATTCTATTTCTTCCCCGAGTGAAGCGTCTAAAACTGTATCAGTAATAGTATGAGCCGTGGTTGTGCTTGTATCACCTACAAATCTAAATACACCATTTACATCTGTTCTGTAAATTCTTCTTTTAGCTATTGAATAGTTTCCTGAAGTTATTGCTGGTAATTGTATGCTTACTGTAGATCCATTTGCCGCATCCACTATGTCACTTGATGTAACGGGTGATGGAGGTCCTTCTTCACCAAAGGTTGTTAACTCTGTATATAAATAAGCTCTTGAACTTACTTCTGCACCAGCATCTGCTGATGTATTGTCTACTGTAATACTGGTGATGGCTGCTGGTGTTGGTAAACCAAGTCTAAAAGTTGCAGCTGGATAGGGACCAGATCCTGTAAACAAAGTAGAGCTATTGCCGTACTTAGGAAAAGTACCATAGCCAGTAAAATAAAATCTTCCATATTGATCCTCTTTAATTGGGCTTTCTATAATATCCACTTTATCTGTGAACGTAAACCATTGATTTGAGGTAGCTTTATATATTGTTTTTGTAGTTCCTGATATGTTGCTTGCTGGATGTGAACTTGGCTCTGAGGAGTCATCAACATCTACAGGTAGTCCTTCCAGTCTACCAGAATCAAGAAAAGCATTCTCTGTACTTTGTGCCATATCTTCTGGCAAAAGTCTTGGAGAGATCTTTTTGTTTAATCCGCTAAATGTTGTAAGTTTGAATCCAGCCACTGTTAATCCTTTTTATCGTCTGGTGAATGTGACGCACCAAAATAAAAAGATATCACAGCACTAGCCAAACCTCCTAGATATCCTAGAACTAAATTGATTAAAGCTTCTGAGTTTTGCTCTGGTGGTTGTAGGGTAACTAAAAATATATATCCCATAAATCCACCCAGGGTCATTAAACCCATAAACCTTGTTGTCCAATCTTTACTAAACTTAGACCTTGCATCTTGTATATCTTTTGTTTCTAAAGCAAAAACATCAACTTCAAGCTCTTTCATTTTTACCTCAAAGTCTTGTTCTGCTTTTTTAAGCTCAAGCATTTGTTCTGGTGTTGCTGATTGTATTGCTTGATTTATAGATTTAGGATCTGATTTACATCCTAATACCTGTGCTACTACCGATGCCGCTTGTCCACCTAATGGACCGCCCAGTGCCGAGCCTAGTGTTGGAGCAATAGCACCAACCACATTCTTAATTAAATTAAATTTCATTTGCTATCCTCATATCGTGTAAATGGTCAAAGGCTTGCTTTTACCCTTAACACTTATTGGTTTTAATAATTTTAACTCAATTTGCGACTTATTTGCAGTGGATTCGCCTATCAATATGTCTACACCTACTTCTTTTGTGGCTGATTCAAGTCTTGCTGCAATATTAACAGCATCACCAATAGCTGAATAATCAAATCTAGAATCGCTACCCATATTTCCTATCACTGCACCGCCACTGTTAATACCACAACCAATAGCTACGGGTTCTGGTAAATCTTTTTGTAATTGTTGTATAGCTGTACGCATATCTTGTGCACAAGTTATTGCTCTTGTCTCGTGATCGTCTAAATCTAATGGTGCATTAAATATTGCCATACAAGCGTCACCTATAAATTTATCAACCATACCTCCATGTGCCTGGATACATTTAACTTGTGCTGTTAAAACTTTGTTCATAATATCTGTAACTTCTTCTGGTGGTAGCTTTTCAGATAGATTTGTAAAACCCCTGACATCTGTAAATAGAAACGTGCAGTTTCTTTTCTCTCCCCCGAGTTTCAAGAGGTCAGGATTGTTTTGTAATTGTTTTACTTGTCGTGGATCAAGATAGTGTTCAAATTGTTTTTTAATTTGTTGACGTAACTTATATTGTTTTTTGAAGTTAATATAGTATGCAACAGTAGAAGTTATGATTTGAGATACAAAAGTCCATGAAAAATCCAATAAAATGCCCTTCTGAATACTAAAAACTCCTGAGAAGCCCGTGGTGAAGAGGAAAATTATAACGAGACCTAAACCCTTACCTATACCAAGAAAATTAATTGTGAGCCATGTCAGCGACACAAAAATTCCTAAAATTAAAATTTCCGCTGCTAAATGCCAATCAGGAATATAAGGAGAGTTTTCTATGAGAATTGACTCAGATAATGCTGCTTGAATTTTATGTGGCTCTAATAATCCAG